CTTTTGAATATCATGTAAATAATAAAGGGGACCCGTTACTGGATCCCCTTTTTTTGTTTTGATAGGCTTTTACTTTTTGTTTTTGGATTTTTTCATATGAGCTGCGGAATGAGCTACTTCGCCGACATGTGCGGCTTCCGCTACGCCATGCCCCACTTTAGAGCCTACTGCAGAAGCTGCTCTTCCAGCACCAATAGCACCAGCTGCACCTTTAATTGCTTTTGTTACGCCTTTAACTACAGGCCCCCCCATAACTAAAGATTCAATAGTGTTATCTACTTTTATACCACCCGTAGCTTTATTGGCCATGCGGTTATTAAAAGCAGTCATGTTATCTTTATACGGGTCTTTTTTATTAGTATCTGGCGATCCTTCTTTAGCCTTCCCCGTTTTCTTAATAGGTGATTTAACCGCACCTAATTTGTTTGGTCCAATTCCTTTTCTCATAATTACTTTTTGTTTTTCTTTAACTCAGACCGGTCATATCGTGATACTCTGCCTTTCGCTTTCCTTTCTTCCTTTGCAGCAGCTAAATCAGCTGGGCTAAGTTCAGCATATGTTTTAGGTGTATCAGCACTAACTTTTTTAGTTGGTCTAAATGTGCCGCTGTCACCTTTGCTGTAACCCTCTTTACCCTCTGGTGTTTTCCACTCTTCTTTAAACCATCGTTTAAGAGCTAAGCCTTCTTTAGTCTTTCTGACTTTTTTGAAGGGAGAGTTACTTTGTATATACATATTACTTTTTCTTTCCTTTATTCTTTCTGCATTTGGCGATGGCACCAGAAGCATAAGCTGAGGGGAATACATCATACTGTGCTTTTACTTTATGGTAGCATGCATCTTTAAGCTTCAATGGGCTACCGAGCCGCTGCGGCCCACATCCTTTACTTGCCAAGACCACTTAGTTTACCAGCGCCTTTACTTTTCTTATCCGCAGCTTTAGCCGCTTGACGCGTTGCTTTTTTATCTAAGCGAGCTAGCCTAGCATTTTTGATAGCACCTTTAATACGGCCTTTACCAATGCGCTTAGTAGTTTTAGTGGTTGACTCACCCGCTTTGTTAGTCTTAGTGACTGTACGCGTGTTTGCGTCTTTAACAACAACTTTCTTGTTACCAGTGTTTTTATTTACAGTTTCTTTTTTCTTAACGCCATTAGACTTAGTAACTACTGTTGCTCGATTTGCTGTTTGAGTAATACGCGGGCTATTCTTTTTGGCTGCAGGTTTTTTAGCTGCAGGTGCAGAAGGTTTAGCTGGTAAAGCTGTATTTACTTTAGGAGCTGCAGTTGCTTTCTTTTTCTTAGGAGCAATTACTGTAGCCTCTTCCTCTCTACGACGAACGCTGCTACCTAACTTTTCATTAATACGATTCTGTACTCTGTTGTATTCAGCAGTACCTTTCTTCAAACCTTTTCTTGAAGCAACTAAAGAGTTTAGTTCTTTATCATATTTAGCCGCTGGCGCTTTAGCTTTAGCCTTAGGCTTTGGTGTACTAAAAGTTGATTGAGTTTTACCTTCAAACGTATCTGGAGCATAGCTGCGATCTTTAATACTTTTACTTAAAGTACCAGAGCTTTTGCGCGGTGGGCCTTGAACCGGTGCTGGTGCAGCGTTCTTACCTGCGGCACTGTTTGCCCCAGCTGTTCCTGTTTTACCAGCTTCTTTTTGCACGCCTGGACCCATCATTGCTTTAGCTGGAGATTCAGGTGCAGCTTTAATTGCTTCTTGCAAATGCTGCGGAAGTTTTCCTTGATTACCTTTAAGCGCTTTTGTTAAAGGTGACTTTGGTGCCATCTTAAACGGCGTTCTTTTGTAACTCATTTTTTTTGTTTTTATTATCTGAATTGGTAATTAATTCCTGCTTTGATCTCAAAGACTTCTTTATCCCAGTATTTCATATACTCACCTTCCGCGAATATACCCCAGTTCAATCCTATCTTATAACCTATAACTCCACCGAAGTTGTAGTCGATCCATTGCCCTGGTATAAAATGATTTGTATTTTCTAATTCATCAGCAAACTGCTCGTATGAAAACTCGTGGTCTCCTATGATATGCATGTGCCACGGCAACATACTTGCCCATGAATGAATCCAAAAGTCTTCTGAGTAGTGATAGTAATCAATACCGATTATAGCTGATAAGGAGCCAAGTGCGCCAATGCCGGCGAGCTGCTCTGCATTGTATGCATTTACAATATCGCCGTATATATACTTTCTAAAATCAAGATCAGTATCAGCAACTTTGTTACCGTCTGGATCTAACCAGTACCAGTCTCCATTGTCTATTTCGTCGTCGTTATCGTAATCGATACCGTAATAGATATCTTCATAACCCATATCACGCACTAGGTCCCACCATGGACTAGTAGCTAGATATTCCGCAATAGGATTGTAACCATAAGCTTGGTGCTGTCGTGCTGCAACACCCAAACTAAAATCTACTTCACCAACGTGCAATCTACCTCTTACCTCAACTTGAGTGTAATCTAGGTTAACTAATCCCTGGTTGAACAGCTCTGCTTTTACCATCCAATGCTTGGCTAGGTATCTAAGGAAGTAACGTTGGTTTATATAATCGTTTCCTTGCTGTCTGCCGCGATCAAATTGAGCTAAGTACTCAAACCCCTCAACAGCACCAACAGTCGCAAATAAAGATGTTGTAGACTGATTGTGGCCATCGTAAAATGGGTTTTGTCTTTTCTCGTAATCGTAACGAGCTACACGGCGAATGCCAAATGTATATCTGTAATCAAACGGGTTTTCAATGGTTATATCCATTAGGTCCCCACCTTGAGAAACAAAGTACTCTGACTGTGCTTCCATTGGCGACGCTCCGTACACACTGGTGTACAACGTGCTGTACTTTAACAATCCCTGCCCAAACGCTGAGGTTGATATAAAAAATGTTATAAGTAAATTTTTCATGCTTAAAACTTATTAGCCCCGGTTAGCTGGTCAACTTCTTTTTGTATCTCACGATAATCTATATGGCTAAGCGATAAATTAATACCGGCTTCCCATCTTGTAATCTCTTTACCGTTTTTGTACAATACTAATGTAGGCACTGATCTTATGCGCTCATCTTGCTTTAGCGCAGCATTGTTATCTATAGATGCTTTAAATATTTTAGCATCTTTAATTTTAACAACGTCCACATAATTATTTGCGGAGTTGAAGCTCGCGTTGTAATGCACTAAAACTACGCCACGTTTGCTAATAGTACTAGAAGCAAAAGAACATAGTGAAAATGCAATCAACAGAAGTATTGTCTTTTTCATATCACTTCATTTCAAATAGTCTCTTTTCCATCTTATCGAGCTGCTCTTTAATATCGCCTACATCATCTTGCGTATTCATGATGGTTTCACGTATTAGCTGATCTTTAAGATCGTATTCCATTCTGCCAACCTCAGCAGGTGGTAAAAGTTTAGCTTCTTCAATGCCTGCCTGCAGGTCAAAATAGCCGAGCGTAACTACCCCGACCGCTGCCATAATAGCGCCTATAGTTTTTAGGGATAACCCTACTACTGTGTTTTCTGAAATTTCCTTTGCCATGCTATTTAAAGTACTTGTATTTTGTTTTGCCGTCTTTTTTGTAGGCTACTAATCTTTCTCCACGGTTTGTTTGGTTATCAACGTAAGAAACATGGACCCAATCTGGTTCGTCTTCCGTACCAAATTCCCATATTAACTGATCGAAATCAGTGTGCTCTGATATGTAATGAAACAATTCTTTGTTGGTCAGCCCACCGAATGCTTGGGCGTCTAAGTCAAGAGCTTGACCCTTTGAGTGTTGTGAGGTTTTACTTCCGCCAATGCGCTCGTTAAGAGCTTCACTGCGATATCCAGAAGTTACGGCAATGGGGTTTTTAAAATAATTACGCGCTGGTTGGAAGATGTTTAGCGCAATTGCCTTTAAATTTTCCAAATGTTCTATTTTAGGCTCGTTATTTATGCCACATCTCTTTGCTGTAGTTGATTTAATCACCTCAGCAACGCTTAAGTTATCTGATAATTTCATTGTTATTTATTTAGGTCTACGTTCCGGATATTTTTTATAATACTCTTCAAGCCTGTCGGCATTCTTTTTTGCAGCATTGCTTTTACGAGTTTCTTTAGCTTTAGCTTTACCTTCTTCTTTTCGTTTTGCTTTACCTTCAATCTCAATAAGATCGTGCTCTTCATTTTTAGCACCAACATCCCAGGTTTTCCAACCAAGTGCTAATGCTATACGTTGCCAAGCTGTATTGCGAGAATCTAATGCTTCGGAGTAGCCATTAATAAGATCTACCATTCTTGCTAAAGGAATGTTAGTTGTTCCTTCAACCACAGACCCTATTATAGAATATGCAGGACTTAAGTTTATTCTTCCATCTTCCATAATACTAAAGCCTCTTGCTTCTAGTATATCTTTGTTAAAAGCTTCACCTGCTAATGCTGAGTTTATTTTTCTAAGCTTCGAACCTATAGGCGGAGAAAGACTAAGCGCTTGTAATATAACTGCGCCTCTATCGGCCATAAATCCTTTTTCTTTTTGTGCAAAATATTCGGTAATAGTATTTTTAATAGTAGCTAATACAGCACCTCGTGCCCCGCTACCTTTCAGAATAGAATCTGTCATACTATTAATAATACGAAGATTTCTTTTATCATTCTTGCGTTCAAGTTTTTCACGCTCTTTATCAGTCATTTCAGATTCGTCTTCGTCATCAAACCCTGGTATAACAGCAAATAAAGCACTTTGTAACGCTGAGAATATAAAGTTCTGCACCGCACCGTAATAAATAATCTTAGATATATGTGTTTTAGCATCACCTCTACCATTAGCAAGATCCTTCATCGCTTTTTTCATTAAGCGGGTGTACTGCATCGGAGTGTTTTGGAATGCAAGAACTAATCTTCCCAGCACGCTGCGTTGTTCTTGAGAAACTAAATACGGATCAGATGATTGCTGTGCTTCATCTGCAGTTTTACTAAAGTCTTCAAACGCTTGCTTTTCCGCCGCTGCTTGATCCATACCTTCTTTAAGATATGTTTTAACCCTGTTTCTGTAAAAGCTTGCGCCACCTATAGATATCGCAAAGCTATCCGCCATTTGAGTAGGCGTAAAACCAATTTTCAATAAATACGTAACAACAGCAGCCGCTTTATTTTTAGCGCCTTCCGCTTCATTAGCAATTTCCGCAGCGTTAACGTCGGTTTGTAATCCCGAACGGCGTTGTTTTAATTTGTCAGAATTAAATATCATTGCGAAATCCGACCAGTATTGTTTTTGATTCGCAAATGCAGCTGCTGCTTTAAGCGGGTTGTTATCAGACCAATTAATAAAGTTGGTAGCCGAAAGTGTTTGTAGTATAGCGGATCTAACATTTAAGAACATGATTGCACCGGTAGAGTTGTTAACCCAGTTTAACCAAGCATTTACCTGCTTATTTTTTGTACCAACAGTACGGTTTGTACCGTTAATCATTGCAAATAAAGCATCTTCTATAGCTTCTCTATGCCTTGTACCGTAAACAGCTTCTATTTTATTTAAATTTTCTGTGCTAAATATTGCTTCAGAGTTTTCAATGAACTCTTGTAAGTATTTTTTTCTACCTACTTTTTCAGTCATGCCGTTCAAATCGGAAATCAAAGTACGAGAAAGCCAGTGCTCACCAGGCTCTGCCCAAGTATCTTGTCTAGATATAAGCTGCATCTGGTTACCTAAATCAATAAGCGCTGGAAATTGCTTAATTTCATTAACTAAAAAATTGATGTCGTCTTTAGACATACCGGGTATTTCAATACCTTGCTGGGTCCACATGTAGACTCTTAATGCTTGATCATATGTGTAATCACTATTGGTAATTTTTTTACCGAGCATTTTAAAGTACTGCTTATTAGCTTTTGCTAAAGCATTATATTCCCGGCGAACTTGTTGCTTAATCGCTTCAATCATTGCCACACCTCTAGTATAAGGTGTTATTAACTTGTCTTCAATAAATTTTTGATCAGCTTCACCTTGTTTTCCTTTTCCAGCAAATGTATATGAAGTTAGCCCTCTAAAGTCTTCTGCGGAAGAAGGAATAAATAAACGGTACTTACCTTTTCTTTCACCTTGCATACGCGCTTGAGCAGCAGAGTATACTTTATCAGCTTCAACACCTTTAGTGCGTTCCACCATATTATTAAACTCTTCGCTAAGGGAGAGCGAGTACTGCGTTTTTGATTTGTTTAAACCTCCTTTTACAGATTCTACAAAGCTTGAAGGAAGTGCTTCTCCAAATTTTAAGTTATCCATTTCAATACCGTAGAACCTGCTGCCGTAATCCTCTCTGTATTTAGCAACACTTTCTTGTACGTTATCCCATGTTTTTGTAACTATAAAATCTGCTAACGATCTTTCCGCGCGCATTCTATTTCTTTGTACCGCAACTTCTTTGCTGGTATTTACGAATATCATATGCACCTCATATCCTGCATCCTCTAAAGCTTTCATCTTTTTAGTTGTAGCTTTATAAGAAGCGCCAGTGCCGTCAACAACCATACTTTCTTTAGCGGCAGTATTATTAGCTAAATCTTCTTCTGCAGCTTTTCTAGCTTTCCAGCCTAATTTAGCACGTAAAGATCTTTGCTCTTTATCGTAAGTTTTTTCATCTGTTGGAAGACCTGCTTCTTTAATGTATTTTTCTAAATAAGGGTCTTGGTTAATAAGACGGTAACCATCTTCTACTAAATTTAATCCGGCAATAACGCTAGATTTTCCAGCACCAGGTCCACCTACCATAAAAATAGCTTGAGGCGTAGATAATGAAAAAAGAGTGCCTTGTTTTAAACTATTTTTTGAACGCACTAAAGCTTCATAATCTATTTTTAATGAAGCTTTTGCTTTATTAGCTTCTACTTTTTGCCTTACAATAGGCTCTGCTTTAACAACGGTGGCTCCGCCAATATAATATACGTCATCGAGCTGCGCTTTTGGTAACATTAGTAACCGAGCATCTTGCTGGGGGTTGTTTCTACCAGCGGTATCTATAAAGTCTAATGTAGCATTGTCTTCTGCCCATAAATTATTATTTTCAAATAGCTCTTCAATTTTAATGTTGGCAATGTCCGGGTTGCTTTCGCTAAGCATGATATTGGCTAGCTTAGCCATAAGGGTAGCGTTGTCTAAAACATGCTCAAACTTAATATTGCTTTGCGGCCCATCTTTAAATGTTATATATTCTATATTACCGTAAGCTCTAAATCCGTCTTTTAAATTAGTCTGAGCTTGTAGTATTCTTAATATAGTAGATGGATTTACACCCATGTTACTATCACCGTTTAACCAGCCTAAAAATGAATTTTTCTGTACAGTACTTGCTAATTTTTTAGCAGCGTAAACAGCTAATAATCTATTGTGCTTGTTAGCTTGCAATATTTTTTTTCTGGCTTCGCTTTTTTCAAACAATTTTATTTTTTCAGCAGCAGGTATATCAAGCGCTAAAATATCATATACTTCTTTAAAAATTCCAGTAGACGGATTATTAAATTTATGTGTTAAGCTTACGTTTAAAGCTCGTGGCACGTTAATATCAAAAGCACCGGAAATTTTAATTTTATCCTTAAACATTTTAGTGTAACGTGTGGTTGCGCCAAAAAATTGAGGACCTAATTTGTTTAATATTTTATAAGGAAATAAAGGTATTATATCATTAACAACAGGCTCGCCTAATTTTTCAAACTCGGCTAAAGATCCTTTTGTTGGGCTGCTGCCAAAATGAATTCTTTTTAGTTCATCAACAACATCTGAAGGGATGTTTTCGTTTAACTCAACTTGGCTAATGAAACCTAAGCCTTTGCCTTCTTCTAAAATCCCTTCGGTTAACATTATTTTTAATGCTACCTCTAATTCTTTTTTAAATGGCGTTTCAAGACCTACTATAATTTTAAAATTGTCATCAATAACCTCTTGACGACCGCTGATTGTAATAGAGCTTGTTAACTTTGATAATTCTTTTTGAAAGTCTTTATTTTGAAGAACATCTAGCGAAATAGAGTATTTTACATTTCCTCTTTCTGAATCAAGTTTAAGTTTAGCTACAAAATTATCAGCTAGCTCTGCACCCAATCTTTCTTGATTAGCTTCGAATGCCTGACGAATTTTGCTATCAGGATCTTGCATTTCTTGATTGATAATTTCTATAGACAGTTCTTCAGCAATAGCTTTAGCAAGAGATTCTTTTTTACCACGCAATGGATTGCCCTTTTCATCAAGAATAAAAGACAAAAATGTTTTGTCATCTATTTTTACTGAAGCATTAGGTAATCTACGCACAATCTCAGCACCTGACGTTCGGCCAGCATTGTCAGTATCAGTTGTTTCGCGATCAATTTTCTTACCTTTCCAATCACTGGTAAATACACCATCTACTTTCTTTTGTATGGCGGCAGGGAATGCAGACATCAAATAAGTAGTAGTCATGTTTTCAAGTATGGCTTTCTTATTATCGGTTAAGAATCTTCTAAGTACACCATCTTTTTTGCCCCCCATTGCTTTTTTCAAGTCAATGTCTATCTGCTTACCTAAAGCTAACCTTAGCTCATTTACTAAAGGAGTAACTGTAGTGTTTTTAGATACGGGCGCGTCAATGCGACTTTTTAGCGTTCCTACTATTCTAGGTATTTTAGCTAATATATTTTCAATAAGCTCAGGCTTAGCAATACGACTGTTTAAAAGAGGCCTGTATTCAGGTCTCTCAGCTTCCGTACGCTCTTCTATTTGCTCTACAGTGGTAACATCAGCCGCAACGCCTTTAAGGTCCTCTACGTCGCTCTGGTTGAAGTCTTCAACAATATCGTTTTTGCCCTCGCCAGAAGCCTTAAGCATATCTTTAATACGGAAACTAATACGACCGTTTATATAACCATATAATGTACCGCGTCCATCAAACTTATTTATATCACCGTTAGAGTATAATCTAAGTATGATATCGCTGTTAGCCTCGTCCATGTCAAACTGCAGCCCTTTAATAGAAAGCTTAGCTAACTGTGCCTGTATCATTCCTGGTAGTACACGCGCAATAAGTGGAGAGTTAGGGTCAAAGAATTCCATATTAGAACTTACTTTTTCTAATACCCTTTTTGCTCTATCAGCCGCTGAAGATATGTCTTGGTCTTTGCTATATGTAATATTAGCCTGCGCTGTTTTAATTGCAGACTCAGTGGTTTGTCTAGCTTTTACTTTACCTTCTATAATGTCCTTAGATAACCCAGACATTTCACCTTTATCAAATGATGAGTTAAAAGATATAATAGCATCTAATACATCTTTACCGGTACGTACTTCTGTTATTTCTTTATTATTAGGAAACAGCTTATTCCAACGGCTCATCAACTTGCCTTGCAAGGTTTGATTTTTGCTAATATCTAAGTCTAAACGCCTAGTAAGCTCTACAGCAGCAGCCATGATTTCTTCAGCTATTTGAGCATCGGTAAATCCTTTTTCTTTTGTATATGTATTAATAACCCCTTGCAACTTGCGGGCGGCTAACGCTCCGTGATTTTTGATCAAGTAGCTAGCTAAATCATTAGCTAAACCAACCGCGTCAGCGTTGCCCTCTAGTAATTTAGCAAACAAAGTAGCGTGCGAAACCTCGTGTGCCGCAACAGAGCTATTGCGTTTTTTACCTTCCGCGGTAGTTAATGCAATAGGTAAACCTAATTCAGCACCAAGATAAAAACCGTTCATTCCTTCTTCGTTAGAAGCTTCTTCTAGTTTTTTATTTAACTCTGCTTTAGCTTCTTCGCTTAAATTAGAATCTTCAACTAATTTTTTTGCTTCTGCAATAGCTTCCGCTGATGTTTCTCCTTCAATATAATTGAAATCCAAACCAGCCTCGGCTGCAGTAATCATTTGAAAAGCTTTTGCTCGAGCTCTGCCTAAAGAAGCTTCTGTGTTTCCAAAAATTTGTGATTTTTGATTTTCTAATAGGTTTAATCCATTAGAATATCTGTTGATCATTTTTTTCTTTTGATCTTCAGATAGCTTTTTGTTACCGTTTATACTATCAATTTTGCCTCTAAATCTTTGAGCTTTAGTGTCAATGTCTAATAACGCTCTTTTATCCGCTCGTGATAATTCATCAACCCTAGCTGCTGCAACATTAATAGCCTGAACGTTTTCTTCTGCTAGCTCATCTATTCTTTCCAATATAGCGGCTCTGGCTTGCTTGACTTCCGGATCTTCAGAAACAGGCAGTTTATCAAACTTGTTTTTTAGATCCATCATTTCTCTGGATCGCATGTTAGCCGCTTTTATTTCAGGCCCGTATGTAAATGCTCTAGTAAGGTCAACAGCTAATACAGGGGCACTAAAAGCCGTACCAGACATAAATGCACCGGAAATAGCAGCTTCGGCTACACCATCGTATAAACCAATATTTTCTTTTAAAATATATTTATCCGCTATGTTACCTATAATTTGAGAGCCACCTTCTGCACCTGCTTCTGAAAGAATATTAAAACCATATGTACCAAAAGCTTTCGTAACTGTGGGCACAATATTAGTTAAACCTGAAGCAGCTTGTAAATCAAACATCTTTCGGGTTGCGCTAAACGCACCTTTTGCTTGACCTAGTGTTACTTTTTCAGTAATAAATTCACCAGCCCCATGCATAAATGCCGCACCGTAATACTGCGCAGCACTTATATTTTTGCCTTCTTCTATCTGAAGGTCCATTTCATGAAACTTGTTACCAGCCGCACCTGCTGAAACTATATATAAACCAGCGCCTGGAATTGAAGCCGTAATGGCTGTATTAACAACTTGTTCTGAAAACAAGTCTAAAGCAAAATCAAATACGTCACCTGCAGCGTTACCACTTTCTCCAATTTTAAGAAACTCTTGTTTTTTTCTTGTGCGGGCCTCTAGATTTTGGACTTCAGAATATAAATCATTAGTCCACGAATTAATACCATCATCCATTACCTCAGCCCATCTTGGCTGATATCCGCCAGTTAGCACTTCAGTAAGCTTAACAGGGTTTACGTTTCTTACAACATCCCCTAACCCAGCCACTAATCTTAGTGTAGCGCCTTCCATTCTATTAAGGGCTACCTCTTCCGGGTGATAAGCACGGCCAACCATGTCTACTACCTCAGCAGCGGTGCTCGCCTCTTCAATATACTGGTCTAACGAGGCAAGCTTATTGTTTAAAGAAGTTGCTGCAGCGTTTCGTGTTTCTATTAATTCAGTATACTCAGTTTGTTCCTGTGGCGTAACGGAATAAGGATCGTTTTCGTATTTAGATTCTAAATTTTGTAACTCAACATCTATAGCGTCTATAGTAACCGCATGGTTGTTAATTTCTTCTGCAGCTTTATTATGAGCAGCAACCGCTTCTGTTTGTGATTTTTTAAAATCTTCTGTAATAGCTTTTTTACCTTTTTGCATTTCAACCTCAGCTTCGGTAACAAACGCAGCTTGTCCGACTCTTGCTAAAGTTTTACCTAAACCTTCAGGCAAATATTTGCTTGCCCATACAGAAGCTAATCTTAAGTCTTTAACACCTTCTTCAAAAAAGTTTAAAGATTCATCTTCAAAATCTTTCATTATCGGCTCTATCTTATTAGATAAAGCCTGTGATTTTAAATTTTGTATTTTAGAAGGCAGTAACTCCGAAAGTTGTTCATCTGTAACCGCGTCAATAGCTATATTATTAGTAGCCGCGAGCTCTATCCTTAAATCTTCAGTTGCTTTTATTTCTATATCCTGAATTTCTTCGGTAGACAACTTTATATTTTTTATTGCTTCTTTAGATTTTTGGACTAAATCAGTTTCGGGTGACCCCAAAGAAATATCGCCCGAACTGGATTCCCCAGCGGACGTTTCTGTATTCTGACTTGTTGGCGGGTCTGTTTCCATCAAGTCGTTCTGCTTTCCCGCACCGCCACTTGCTTTTGCTAATAGCTCTTCAACGGTTACACCGTTCATATCTGCTATATTTTGCAGTTTTTCGGGACTAAGTTTACTAAGATCCATATTTTTTAAATGAATTTTTAGTTAGTTACAATATCTAATGCTGTTTCTTTATCCATCATTATACCGTCTACTTCATATACGTTTGGGTCATCAGGATTTGCTACTACAGTGTGGCCACTAATTTTTTGAGGAACTCCGGGCGCTTTATCTACGTCAGCCCATCTTTCGGTATAATCTTTGCCACTACTAGAATTAGTAGTATTTTTCGGGTTATTTCTTTTTCTAGTCTTTCTTTCTTTTTCAGCATAACCTTCATTAGCAACTTGTGTTAAAGCACCCATTATAGCGTCTTTAACCTGCATACGTGTACCAGCTACATCTTCAGGATTGTAAGCAATCCCACTTAAATCAATACCGCTACCCGCAAAGTCTCCTGCTAATATAGATTTTATAGTATTAGGATTTGCAAGCATGGCTTCAACCTGCGTACCTAGAAGCTGTGCTTTATATCCATCAAGCTTTTGGCCAGCGTTGAAAATTCGGTTTGTAGTTTCTAAAAGGCTATTCATTGTTTTATAGTCTTTCAGCATAGGCTCTTTATAATCTTTATACGATTGAGTCTCACCGTTAACTTCAAACATTATATGACCGCCCTCCCCAACAGAAAAAGAAGCAGGTACTTCAGGATCTAAACCGTATAAAGACGCAGCAGTCTGAATTTCTGATCCAGATGCAGCGTTAGAGTAAAGATCAGCTTGATGTGTTTCAGCATAATTTACTTTAGCTTCTTTATAAGCCTTAACTTCTTCAGATAAACTAACAAAGCTACGGTTTACGTCATTCATTATATCTGCGTACTGCTGGTACTCAGGTGATGAAGCATCGTCAATCTTAGCAATCTCGTTTGCAGCATTAGCATATATAGAACGTTGCGAAACTAAAAAGCCTCGCATCGCTGATGTTTGTTCTGGGCTTAGCCCGTCTAAGTCAATGTCAGATTTAAGGTTATCTATATAACCGTTTACCCGCGACTTTGTAGCCTGCTTGCGTTTTTCTTCTTCTACAAAAAAGTTTGCCCCTTGCCTTGGGTTGGGAACATTAATAGCTTCCGCATAATTCACAAAACCTTCTGACTTTGCAACAAACCCTGCACCTTTTATTAAATCACTATTTGCCATAATTATCCTGCTGGGTTCATGAGATTACCGATAAATCCAGCAATACCTTTACCTGATCCTGCCTGGGCACCCATTGCCGCTGCAGCAGGATTGGCTTTTATTACACCGCCCGCAACTTGACCAATTCCCCCGACAAGAGCTTGTGTAGCTTCTTGACGTGCTAAGTTGGCTGCACCAAGTCTTTGCTGACTCATTCCTAACTCTGTTTCGTATTGTTCGCGTTTCAAGCTTCTTGAAATCATATCGCCTTCGCGTTCCATAGATTGCAATTGACCAGCCATCTGAGCTTGTGCTTTTTGATTACCTGCTTCTTGTCTAGCTATATCAGCAGAAGCACTTTGAGCATTCTGTGATTGCTGTCCGGCCATTGCCTGTGCTAATGCAGCAATACCACTACCACCAGCCGCGCCTTTCATGCTTTGCATAGTATTAGCCATACCTTGAGCTTGTTGTTGTGCTGCAAAGTCGGCTGCTTGAGTGTTTACGGTTAAATCCTCATAAACATTCTCCATATTAGCATACGGGTTTGATAGATCTTGGGATTGGTATTTTGTCATGTTTTGATCAAACTGAGCTTGAGCATCTTTCTGCTCTTGCTTTCTTTTCTTATGACCTATAATACCGGAAGCAATTCCTACACCCCCTTGAATTACGCTGTCTATTAACATGGCGTTTGTATTATATTAAGTTATTATTCATTATTACGTATTATTCACTGCTGATAAACACCTCAGAGTTAACAGCAAAGAGCTCTTTTTTGTCGGAGCTAGTTGTTTTCATTTCAACGGACGCATGGTAACCTATTATACCCGACGTGTTCTTTTCCGTGTCTTTTACAAAGAATATAAAGTCTTGAGCAACCGGTTCGTTAAAAGGAGCTTCCCATATAACCGTTACAGTATTTCCATTTACAATACCGCAAGTACCTATAATTTTTACAGCATCACTAGCGCTAGCGTCAGCAAAATATACTTTGTCTCCTTTTTGTAAAGAAACATTTAGTGCTCTTGGAAAAACAAGATTATAAGTTTGTACACTAGCACCATCAATAGTAGCAGCATCTTCTTCAGTACTTGTTGGATTTCCTAACCCTTGCACTGCAAATTCGCCTGAATCAATATTTGACAGCGTAGTAGCCTTCCCTTTAATATAGTTAAAGTAAAGATTCTCTTTCTTTTTCCAAGCTTCTACTTCTCCGTCTTGCTGGTCTGTAAGTACATCTGCAACCCAGCCGGTGTCACCTTCGTAAGATAGCGTTTTAAAGTTTTTAATACTAGATGGCGCATCGTTAAATATAGGGGTTACCGTAGAATTAGCTTGAGTGCCGTAAAAATTAGAACGCGTTGCGCTGTTGTGCACCCACAGTTCACCATTTTTCATAGTGTAATAATCGTTGTTTAACGATATAGCCGCTTCAGGCACAAAAGAAAATCTTGATGTCCAACCGTTCACGCCTTCTTTAAATGCAACGGATTCGTCACCGCTTAAACTTATATTGTAAGAACCAGAAGCCTCATCATATGAGCCTAAAATAGCACCTGTGTGCGATTTAAACTTGTCTTCAAAGTAATCGGACATGCCTTTTTCAGCTATTTCCGTAATGCCGTCCATTGATAGCCGTATTACCGTCCCTCTTGCTTTATCTGTAAAGTAAGATCTGAATCCATATGTAGTAAACGATTCAGGATTATTAGATATACCAAATTCACCCGCATATGCCATTGTTTGACCAAGCACATTATTTGTAGACGTAACATTAGGGTTACCGTCTGCTGTAAATAACGCATCTTTATTAGCTTGTATTCTAAAGCATTTGTCTTCACAAAGAGTCACTAAGTCAGTATCTCTAGCTTTTAAAATTTGTATGCCACCATATATGGGGTTTAAGTCTTTTGTTATTTTAAGACCTTGGATAAACTGATTAAGCTCATTTAACCCACTAGTGTTATTAAATAAACCGCTGTATATTAAACCTGCCTTACGGCGTTCTTGTTTGTACTCATTTTCTATTACACTAGAAACCTTAACACCCTTTCCGATACGCTTGGCATTAAAGTCATCACGTATTCTATCTGACTCAACTCCGTTTCCAAAACTGTAAGAATTAAAGTAATCTAATGTTTGCTCTGTTGAGAGGTTTGCAATTGGCAACGCCTCGGTTGCTTCGTAGTATAATTCTAAATCAACAGCTGGGTTTGGTTCAACTTCAAATATAGCCGGGTTTTCTGTAGGCAATACATCACTGTCTTCATCAAATACCGTTGGCTGCGTTCTTTTTCTTACCGCTACCCTAACTTGGTCAGGATCTATATCTTCACTAAATGCTGTTTTTAATACGAAGTTCCAGTAGTAACCGTTTTCGTCATTGCCTTGAGTTGTACCACCCGTACCTTGCCCCCTTACATAAGATCCTTTTGTAACACTTTCAATCTCGTATAAGGTGCCCCACGAACCACTACCTTCTCTAAATTGCACTATTGCATTAGCGACTGCTTTGGTGTTAAACGACTGTAGCCCTGCGCCACCAATAGGAGTAGAAGAATCCCACGGAGCATGTATTATACCAAAGTTATAGGAATTCAAAGTAGGTTTACCGTAAAGCGTCACGCTAGGCTGGGCATTAGCATGCTCGTCCCACCCTTGCTGGACTAAAAATATATTATCTACATCTGGATCGTCCGAAATAGTATCGACTAGTACACCTGGATTAGCTGTACCGTCTTGTTGATAATCCCCTGGGTTGTTTGTAAAATTGTAAATTATGTTTTCATCAAACGCCATGTCTCTGTCAATCTTGACAAAAAACCTTCCTATGTACTCAGGCAATATATCTGTTCTTCTTTCGTGGACCTCTACGGTTATGTTTGTTGCACTACCTAACCAAGTGTAAGTTGAAAGCTTTTTATTTAAAGTTACCTCGTAATGGTTACTAGCATCATTTGTAAATCCGGCGGTTTCAACTTCGTAAAAAGCGGTTTTATTAATTCCGCTTACAAAACGAACATAAACGTCTTGATTTAACGAGCTAACAAATTCAGCATTACCAGCGTTAGGATTAGGCCCTACAAACTTAAAAGTTTTTAAACCTGAAGCAATTCTTGCGGCATCTGATCCTCTTGTACAACCTGCGGAAACCTTAAACTTTCTTCTTGTTTTTATAGGTTCAGGCGCTTCATTGCTAATATCTATAACTTTGTATCTAGTAGGCTCATCAACTGGAGTATCGCTATTGTGTTGTTTCTTTAAAATTAAGAAATCACCTTCTTGCACTTTATTTCTTTCCGCGCTTGGTATAGATAACCACATAAAGCCGTCAGGATCGGCGTAGTAACGGTCTAATGAAACATTGTAATATTCATTAGATACTTCTTTTACGTAGTATTTAAAGTGTGTTGCCCAAGAAGGAGCGTCTTGGCCAGAGTCAGCAGTTATTTTATTAACCTTAGAAGCTTTGTCTATACCTATCTTGGTAGTTGCATAACTATTAGTGAACACAGGAGTTTCTCTACCGTTTTCATCTACGTAAACAATACCTACTTGGTAATCGCGTAAAGACTTAACACTTTCTTCGGGAGTTTTAACTGTAGTTATATTAGAAGACTGTAGCCCTACCGTTAGATCAACTTCGTCAATAATATCATATTGTTGTACGTAGTTACCATATACAATACGGTTACCAATAACTTCTTGTGCCAGAGCTTTTATTGGCACATTATCGTAAGGTCTAAGTATCTGATTAGAATCTACAACATTTGTTACAACCTCTGAGGTGATAGCAATACTAGTTACAGCTGCGGACTTTTCTTCTATTTTATAAATTATATTCTCTGAAGAATCTTTGTATAAAATTTGGAGCTTGTCTACATCAGCAGGTGGTGTTTCAAAGTTGTTTAAAGTAAGCTTACGCAGGTTGTTACGCATGCCTTCATTGTAAGCATCGAAAGAACCGTACTCAAACGTATCCGGCACGAACACTGCATTGGTCCACGGTGAAAAAGCAGATACCTCGCCGTCAATGTACTTCCAGCGATATGCAAAGCGTGGGAAAGAAAACTCAAACATAGGTGGGTCCTCTTGCAGCTCACACTCCCAAGTTATCTCGAGATCAGGCATATCAGAAGATATAGAAAGTATAGTACCTGTTACGTTCTTTAATGCCGATCCAGTAATGCTGGTTACTTTAACTCTTACCTGATACTTGTCATTAAGGTTTCTTTCATTATTAAACTCAAAACCCGTAAGTGTTATAATGTCATTAGCCTGCCAATTTGGAGCTAAGCTAGTTACAAAAGAAACAGAGCTGCCTACTTCCCTTGGAACTTTTACAGCATTATAAGTTTCTGTAAAGTTTTTAGGGGTTGTAACTCTATTTATACCAACACCATTACCTGTTCTTGTAGAAGATGCAGCGGTATAATGTAATCTTTCGTTTGGCTTTTTCTTAATTACGGTAATATCAGAAGCAACAAACGGCCTGCTATACACTTGCGTATGAGTATTTATACTCGTTCCACTTTGTGTACTACCTGCTTTAAACCTAGATATTAATATTTTTCTAGGCTCATTTAAATTATCAGTCCAGCATAATAGTCCCTCAAAAACGTTAACACCGGTTATAAAGTTAGCCGTGTTAAAATTTAATACTGTGCCTGTATCAACTAATATAGGTGCAACAAAGCCTGTAGCCTCATCATACTCTAAAATAGCATCAACCGATGCTGAAGTAACAAACCAATACAACTTGTTGTTTTGAGTATCTCTAGCCGTACCTATACATTTTGCAGAAGTTAAACCAAAATTAGCCCCCCAATTTACAGAGGACGACTTTTTATTTAGCTTAGTATTACCTAATATGTTCTCAACAGCGCCGACGTCTGAACCTTCAGATGTTGAAACCTGAATGTTTAAAGCGTCACGATATTGGCCTGGAGGCACAAGTCTCTCATCAAGATCCTTGTTCATTTTGCCCTGGACAAAGTTGTGTGCTAATTTTGGCATGTATTAGTGTTTAATCCATTTAGCCTGGTTGCGCATGATTTGAGCAATCTCGCTAATCTTAAGGTTAGACATACGGAGTTTTGCAACTCTTTTTGCTGCAAACGCTTCTTTCTTAAAGCGCGCGACTAAATATTCTTGAGTATTGGCTCTTGTTGCCAGAATGGCATGAGCTAGATATTTGTAAACGGCTTCTTCTGCAAATTTATGCACTCGCATATCTTCGTCAGACCCTAAGCTGTCACTGATGTACTTTAATGTAACAATCTTGTTTACTAAGCTAGAGCTAAAGTGTGCGATACCCTTAAGCTTATCAATGTAGAATACGCCATTACCTTGAGCAAACTCGGGATTTAGCCCATAGCGTCTACCGTGACGGTAAAGATTAAAGAGCTCACTAGTGCTAAGTTCTGCTTTACTATTAGCTTCTTGATTAGATGCTTCAAATTTCTTTAACGTTTCAGACTTATTAGCATACTGCTTTTCACCACTGCTATCAAACGTGTATTCGTAATCAGAATCTTGAACAATAGCTTTGGGGTTGCTTGAGTGACGTGTAGGATAGATAATGTGCTCTATACCACCAGCATCAGCCCAGCTAAAACGAACGTAGTTAACGTAGTCTTGTGGCAAAACCATTTCTAGTGCTGGCCCTAATTCAATTTCTAAAGCTTTTTCCGAGGGTAGTATATCGAAGGAAAGCTCTTGTAAAGCACGCTGAGCATGAAATGCAACATCCGTGCGCTTAATTTTGCTAATGATTTTATCTTCTCCAACATAAGCGATAATGAAGTTGTTAATGATATCTTTAATGCTTACAAACTGGTAATCACCGTAATTTTCATCTCCGCTATTCCAGTTGCCGTCAGCACCTTCGTAATAGAGCTTTTGTGTTTGATTAATTAATCCCATTTATTAAGCTTTTTCTTGTTGTGTGTTTTGCCCTTCCATTTGGTTACCAATTTGGTAAACCTGAAGTTCTTTAATAGAAAGCCCTGCTAGTTGCAATATTTTAAAAACCAGTTCGGTTTCTTCAGAAGCATGCAACTCAAAATTAGTAGCATTTGTTGAATTATATATGGCTCTTCCGGCTACTGTGTTATATGCCCACTCAACCGTCGCAGGTACTTTAATATAATTACACGATACTCCTGAAGTTAACGCCGCCGCACCATACACCTTATAGCCTGTAGAGCTAGCCACAAATATTGGTCGGGCATTTGTAGGCTTAGTAAGTGGCGAAGCATTAATATATAAGTACTCGTTGGCATTAATACGCTCAGCTTCGATGTTATTATAAATAATTGTACCTAACCGGTAAAGATCGCTAGGGACCGTCCAGTTAGGAGCAGAGTAGGTCATACTACCATTCTTCTCGAATATGTTTATTTTCTCATTCAAGAGGTTAAGCATGTCAGAGTATTCAGTGTCATTACCATGCATTCTACCGAATTGGTTAATGTCATAGAAGTACTGCTCAAAAATATCAGACTGTGCTTGGTTTGCAAACAAGTTAAATTCCTGAGGAGTTACGTACCCTCTTTGTTCTTTGTTAAGGATAGCCAATACTCTTTGGTATACTGTATCTACGCTTACTGCCATTTTGTGTTTGTTTATGTATATTAAGTAATTAGGCCGCTTGTTACAGCAGCCTAATCACAAAAAGATATGTATTATAGCTGTTTCTCTACGGCTCGTAATACTTCCATACCCTCATCTGTTTTAAAGTAAGCAGCGAGTGCTGAATATGGATGTTCATTAAACGGTACTGTTAACAGCTTTCTTCCGTTACTTGCATATGTAAATGTGCGTTGGTCTTGTGATAAACTCAAAATTCCCGTTTCGGTAGCTTTGATCCCAATGTTACGCAGCATTACGTTGTCGTCATTAGCCAAGTCTAAGAAGAGACTAGGGTTATTACGCGCAAGTATTAGTAAATCACGTTTTAGTTCTTTAGAAGACGCGTTAGATACCTGTTGTGAGCCGTATTGAGCTCTTAAAATTGCTTCAGCCTCGTCGATATCCATTGCTTTTGCAACGGTCATCGCTTCTAGCTCTAATTCAATCCAGTCAGTTTCGTTTTCTGCGATCTGCTCTGGTTTGTATTCCATAATGCGACCTTGCAGTGTATATGGGTGGTATAAAGAAAGAAGTTTTTGCAAAACTATATTTTCTTTTGGTACCCTCAAAATGCCGTCTCTAAATACGATACGACCTAATGTTGCAGTTCCTTGTTGCTCATCAACGAATGGAGTACGCTGGTTAGTTGCATAACGCAATTCACGGTTGTATCCTAATTCTTCATCAAAGTATAACAAGGGAGTGCGAGCTGAATGTACGGTAGGTAATGTAAACGCTAATGGTTTACGCCCTGAAGTAATTTCGTACAATCTGTCTTTGATAACCCATGTATCTACAGGTGCAGGTGGTGCGACGGGTGCCGCAACTGTTTCTTCAACAACTGCTGTTGCAGGTGCTGTTTTTTTTGCCGCAGGCTTTGCTGCAGGCTTTTTAGCTTGTGCCATGATATAATATAATTAAATAAAGGTAATAATTACCCCCGCCACAAGGACGAGGGTAATATTTTTGATTAACTACGCTAATTAAGCAGTAGTTTTCTTCAGCATTACGAAGTTGTTCGCAGCTTGAACACAAAGTGCACGCTCAGAAAGGAAGTGTACGTTCATTTCATCAGCATCACTAGTGTAGTTGCCACCAACTGAACCAGTAACCCAAGACTTCATACGACGATCTTCAGCTTCAGAAGCACGGTAACGTACGTGTAAGAACGGACGCGCGATGTTCTGACCTAAGTTTTGGTCGTATACAGTAGAAGTACCAGCAGGAACAATAACACCCTCTACGTCAGCAATGCTACCGCGAGTTGCAGAATCGTTCAAGTATTTCCAGTCAGTCTTGTAGAAATCGTAAGAACCACGACGGAATCCAGAGAAACCTAAGTTCAATGCCATATCCTCAGAGTTATCGAATACCCCGTAAGAAGTACCACCTGTTCCGTAGCTATTAGCACGAGCAAGCATGTTGTCGATATCTAAAGCAGTTGTACGATCCAAGAACATCATGTTCTCTTCGATAGCACCTTGCTTGTCTAATTCCTGAAGAATTACGTCAAAGTCACCTAAACCAGTTAAACCAGAAGCGTTGTTGAAGTCTTGGTCGTTAAATACCAAACCGCGAGACTCTAGAGCTGCGAATAAACCTTCAGAACCTTCGATTTTAGCAGTGTTACCGAAAGCAGCATCTTGAGCAATGTTAGATTGTGCTTTTTCAGCTTCAACCATGCTCATTTCGAGGTAGTCTTCAAAACGTAGACGAGACTCGTGCTCAGACTTCAAGTACCATAAGTATCCAGAAGTACCAGCTTCAGTAGTTACTTCAACCCAACCGATTTGAGCTACATCAGAACCTTTAACATTGTACTTATCACGTAAGATGATAGGCTTGTTGTCAAAAGTAGTGAAAGAAGCATCCATTGAGTTTCCAGCACTGCTAGAACCTTTAGTGTACTCAGAACCGTAAACGAATGCTTTAGCATCAGTAGCAGCACGCAAAGTACCAGTACCTGCAGGCAATGCTCCGTCAGAGCTATCGTAAACTTTGATAGTAGCTACGTTACCGGCTACAGAAACAACATATGCTTTGAAAGTCTTGTAACCTTTAGATACAACCAATGTCATACCAGCACCGATCAAGTGACCAGCAGGGAATGTAATGGTAGTACCAGCAGCGTTTACTGTAAGGCTATCGTAAGCAATGTGCAAACGTCCTTGCTCTTGCCATACTACGCGGTCAGAAGCCATAGGCATTTCTGCACCAACCATGCGCAAGAATCCTGATACTGTACGGTTTCCGTAGCGCTCTACTTCTTTCTCGTATACCTCAGGAAGGAATTGTTGTGTAAAGTCCATGTCAGCCACAGACAGATAATTGTCACCAAACAAGCCCTTGATAGGACGTGGAGTAAGGTGAGATAAATTTGCCAAACTAGTTGGCGTAGTTGCAAAACTCATTTCTTATTTGTTTTAATGAATTATTTTTTAAACTTGACTTTGAGTTTAGAAGTGCTTTCACCATCATTTACAGCGCGTATAGTCCACCCGTTTTGTGTCGTAACTTTTTCATGAGTCCCTCTCGGATCCATATCGACATTCTTCGTGCGTGCCATACTGTCCTTTACGGCATCGGCTTTACCTTGCTCGTAAAAGTGTTGTGCAACTTGATCGGCATTCATAGCGGTGAACAGCGATTTATGGTAACCCTTAGCATCTTGCATTTCCCCCTTTTCGTTCAAGAACTTCTTGATAAAGTTGTTAATGTCGCCTTGAGTTTCCTTAACCTGGCCAGCGTCTTTAACCTTAAAGCGGTACTTCTTGTCTCCAACGCTGTAATCGAAACCTTCGAATTTTTCGCTGAATACTTTCTCGCTTTCTTGTTTAAACCTACTGGTTTGTCGTTCTGCTATTTTTGCAGCCTCTTCACTCTCCTTATTATAACGATTGAAAAATTCAACCGCTTTTTGCTGTTCAGGATTCAATCTTGAACCCATCTTAATTTCATCGTAGTATTTAGACTTTAAGCCGTCTAAATGATTTTTAGCTTCTGCTAATGCTTGTTTACGCTCTAATTTCTTTAAGCGTACTTCGCGTTCGTCATCAAGCTCTTCGTCGTAAGAAAACTTATCGGCTAACAAGAAGTCGATGTCTTCCCGGTCATAAGCACTAAACTTAGTTTCATAGTATTCACGAAGCAATTGATCTTCGTTTAAACTAGAATAGTCCGTGTTAAGACGTACATAATCTTCTAATGATCCCCCTGTTTCACTCATAAAGTCTACAACTTTTTGAATGTTTTCAGGAAGGTTTGCGCCAGACGTAGCCGACTCTTTAATTGCATCTGCAACCTCATCTTCCAATTGTTCAGCAGCTTCTTCAACCTCTTCTTCTGTAATTTCCATTAGAACAGGCTCTTCAGCTGCTTCTTCTGTAGGTTCTTCTACAGGTGCTTCTTCTTGTACTGGTGTTTCTTCAACAACAGGCTCCTCTACAGGTGCCTCTTCTACAGGTTGCTCAACAGTTTCTTCTGCTGGTGCTTCCTGAGGTACTGCTGAAAAATCCACTTTAATAGTACCATCATCACCTTGAGAAACAGGTGATGTGTCTTTGGTTTCTTCACTCATGATAAAATATTATATAATTGTTATGGTTATTATTACCTAGGTTCGAAACTTCCTAAACCGAAACCACCGCCAAGTATATCATTACCAGAGGATTCGAAGTCTTTAGGCGAACCGCCTTTTTGTCTTTGGTCTATAAGCTCACTTTGTTGTGTAGCTTGAATTTTTGTTCTTTTGTCTTTGCGATCTTCAGTTTCCGAGATCTTACTTTTAGCAGCATCAACTTCTAAGCCTTTAAGCTTCATGTTATACTGGAACTCTAATGCCATCAATTGCATCTTAGCCTCAACTTCTTTGTCAATCCTAGCTTGCTCTATTTGAGCTTTAAGTTGTTCTAGCTGAGACTTAGTTTGCAACGCTGCCTGATCTTTCTGCATTTCAGCTTGTGCGGCAACTTGTTGTGCTTGGGCATTCGCTTGAGCTTGCGCTTGCATATTTTGCTGTTGCATCATTTGGTCGCGCTCTTGCTTTTTCTTACGGCGTAGCTTTAATAACTGGTTAGCTAACTTTAAGTTCTTAACTTCACGAATATCAATAGCATCGTCTAAATCAATAAGCCCTGCAGATAATGCAGTTTGAATATTGTTTTCTAGCAACGCTTTTTCTTCGTCATCCGGCGAAAGCTCTAATGAAATACCAAAGTCGTGCAAGTGTAAGTCTTCTAGCTCAGCTAAAATACCTACGTTATGGCTGCCGATTTTTTGTATAAACGCTTCACGTGAAGGATCAAACTCTATAATATCAGAAATACGTAGTGATAAACACTCAGCTGTTTCTGCTGTTAAGAATAAACCAGCATCAAGAATATGACGCGTTGCCGTATTTGAATTAGCCGCTGCCATTTTTTGAACACCTACTAATGCTCTAGAATCAGGTGATGAACCATCACGAGCTTCATTAAGACCCGTAACGTCACGGATCATTTGCAAATAATAGTTATAAGTTTGTATAAGTGTTTGCAGCTTCTGACCACCTGCACCAGTTTGCAATGGCTGAATTGGCACTTTGCCTGGATTCATATCGCCCTCGCTTGTAAATGAGCGGCCAATAACAGAACCCGTTTGGAAGAACATGTTAAGTGCTTCTTGCGGGTTGTAGTTGGTACCATTACCTAAATCAATTTCAGCAAGACCGTCAGCATCCATGTATACCCCATCAGGCATCATTCTGCTCAGTACTTGCTGCATCTTAAGGTGAGTAATTTGAATCATATCTGCAAAACCAGTACAACGGCTTACAATAGATTCAATCTTACCTTTATACATGCGCGGCGCAACAATGCTGTAGTTCATTTTAACTTTAGCATAATCACTTTTAGGGCGCATCATATTTTTAGCCATCTCCCACTTAAGCAGAATGTCAGTACCTAATATAAGTACACCTTCATATAATACTTCAAGTGAACGAGACATTTTACCGAACTCAGCCTCAAGTAATTCTACAGGAGGATCAAACTGGTCGTCTCTTACTATAATTTTAGAAGCGCCGGTTGCAGTTTCTTTAACCTTATATACTTCATTCATGTACGTCTTATAATTGAAGTACAACACTTGCACTACATTATTGTCACGAACATCATGGTTTACCAAAGACTGATCGTATCCAGCGCTATGGTTATGTGATCCTTGCTTCTGTATTTTTTCTAACTGTGCCTCGTCGAGATCAGGAAATTGCTTCTTAAGCTCATTGATAGGCACAAATTTTACTTCACCAACATAATAAATGTCTTCAAAGTACGGTGACTCACTGTAAGAAT